CGCCGCGATCAGTTCGCGCCCGACATTCAGGATGCCTTCGACGCTCTTCCGCCACTCGGCGTTGATTCGCAGAGCCCAGTATTCAGCCTTCGTGTTCTTCACTTCGCCGCCCTCCATATCGTTGCCCGTCGCCGGCTGGTCGTCAGCCTGGTGCCCGACTCCACGATCAGACCAGCTTTGGCAAGTTCGCCACGCCTTGGCCGCTGCGTGCTCGGGTTCATGCCCAACTCACGCTGGCACTCCTCGTCCGTCGCACCTTCCTCGCCGCGGTCGCGGATGAACTGGAGGACGCGACGCTGAAGGGCGTTCATCGCCTCCTCGCTCAACGACTCGGCGGCCGCCTTTGAGGTCGCAGATCCGCGAACAAACGGAGCAGCACACCCGGACGGCGATAGAAAACGCTTCGCCGTTTCGTCGTAGGTCAGGTCGTCCTCAAGCCCGGCGCGGACGTGGGCTTTCAGCCGCGTCAGTTGCCGATTGCCGCCGACAATCTTGAACCACTGAACGGCGTCCGGGCCAACGGCACCACCGTTCATGTAAGTCTCAACGTCCTCGGCAAACCGGCACGATGTACCAGGCTTCCTGTTCTTCAGCTTTTGGGCACCAATACGGACGAGCACCTGCGGCGGGTAGAGGCTCATGGCGATGCCGCGGGCCTCCGTTTCCGTGCATTCGCCGCGGGCGTCGATGACCTTGCGAATCGCTTCCAGGCAGGCCAGGGTCCCGGCTCGCGTGCCGCCGGTGTCGTGAGTGATCGTCTTAGGCATGGACGAGTCCTCCGATCTTGGCCCGCAGGCTCGCGATGGCTTCGGTCGCCTCGGATGACAGGTTCTCGATGCACTCCTCGATCTGCTGGAGCGTCGCAAAGTCAAGCGACATGTCGGCATCCAGATTCGCCAGCACCTTCTTGATGTGACGGCACTCAAACTCAATCTGTGTCGCTGGCGTCATCTTCTTGCCAGTGACCCGGTAGCCGCGGGCAGCCTGGGCGATTTCGGCTAGCGTCTCAGCAGCCGTCCTGCGCTTCAACTTGGACTCGCCGAGGATTTTCCGAACGTCGGCGTCGGATGCCCCGCTGCAAAATGCCTTCGCTAGCGAGTCGAAGCCAGCGTCACGCTCCCACGTCCACAGCTTCGCAAAGTGTTCGACAAGCCCGGCTGGCACCGGGAGCCCAAGCGCTGCACACCGCTGCTTCGCCAGCGTCGCTTTGATGTGCTGCTTCAGCGTATTCAGGTTGACGCCACGCCCGTCCCAACGGCGAAACATGTCGCGAATGAACTTCTGGTCAGGCATCCCCTCATGAACGCCGCCGTTCTTCCTGATAACCTCGTCGGCGCAGTACGTGTACGTCTCGTCCGCCGAGATCGACTTTCCGTTCGCAGCGTTGTCGAACAACGAGAGGTCACGCAGCGCGTCAATGTCGCCCTGGTGCTTAGGGAACGCCCGCAAAAATGTGCCGCTCTTGGCACCTGCCCGCTGGGCGGCGACCGTCCTGTGGCGTCCGGCGCACACACCGTGCATCGCATCCTTCACGTTCCGGCGCGAGTACGGAACGACGACAAGCGGCATCGGCAGCCGGTCGCCGTTGTGGTAGGCGGCCATGTACCGCAACACAAACTCTTCGTCGGCGCTGCCGGTGTCGAACCGCGTCTGGTACGTGTTGTCGCTAAGGTCAATGGACGACAGACCCAGCGTCTGCTCGTCCCACTCGATGTTGAGATCGTTCAGGCGACGGATCATGTTGTCGTCCTGGGCGAACTCCAGGAATCCGTAGTCGTCGATTGCGCTAGCCATGTCAGCCATCCTTTCTGAAAAGAAACCGTCCTTGTGTATTGGCCGGGATACGCCCGGCGCGACCGCTTCACCCGTGGAGGTAGGGCTGCGGCTGGCCTGTTACTCGCCACGTGGCCTTGGCGGCTGATGCGGCCGTCGATGGCAGCCGCTTGGGCAACAGCGTGCCGGCGTTGGTCAGTCACCTGTGCGTCGTGGTCCCGGCGTGGTTGCTGGCGGCGGCGGCTCGTAAACCTGCAGCCGCTTGGCCAGTTCACGCACCTGATCGCCAAGGCGGGCATACTGCCGGCCAAGCCACTCGACGTGGCCCGCCATGCGAGGCCGTTGCTGCGAACGGAGGAAGTCTGCAATGGCGTCCACAGTCATCAGCTCGGGCTCGATGTCATGCCACTGCGGCTCGGGCCGTGACGATTGGATGCGGCGAGTCATAAGGCACCTCAAAACGGGATGTCATCGGCGGCAAGTGCGGCCGTGACCTTCGCGGCCTGCGTCCGCTGCGCAGCCTTTGGCTTTGCAGCAGCCGTCGGCTTGGCAGGCATGTACTTCTTGACCACCGCACGTGTCTTACCGCTGGCCTTTGCGGTGTAGTGCGACACCTCAACCTCGATCACCCGGCCGACGAGATCGGCAGGGTTAAGCGAGAGCACGCCGCTCGCCACGTCCTGGCCGCATGCTGCCGCCAACTGCTTGGCACGCCAGCCGAGGTGCTGCGGGATGTCATCGAAGATAAACTGGTGATTGCCGCCGTTGGTCGCAAGACGCAACTTGAGACAATCTCCGTTCGGGTTCTCGTCACACACCTTGTACTCGTTCGGTCCCTCGCTCGCCTCGCGGATCTCCATGAGGTGAACGCCGACCGGCACAATCTCACGATCGCCAACCTGAGTCGCTTGCTGCGCGTCATCAGTGATCTTGAATTCCATAGTTCTCTTCGTCCTTTCTTTCAGGCCATTACGGCCGTGGTTGTGGAATCGTTCTTCAGTTCGTCACGCTTTGCCTGCACCATCCGCCGCAGGCTTTTGGCGGTTTCGTCTGTCAGCCGGCCTTCAGTGAGCCGCTGATCAATCGTCTGAGCCAGAAGATCCAGACGCTGCATCGTTGCGGCGGCGTCAATGGCCTTTGCAGCACCATCAACAACCGCTTGATCGTCAGTTGCGGCGACCGCCTGACCGCCGGCCAACCACTCCGCAATTCGCTTGCCCGTCTCTACCGTGATGGGCTTGGGATCGCCGGCAAAAAGCCCAGTGCGATCTTTGGAAACAGTGGCGTAGTGCCCGTCGTGAATTAAGTCGAGCACCAGGGTGAACTCAAACTCCAAGCCGTCCCTGGCTTCTAGCTTCATTCCCAGCTTCGCCACCTTCTTGCGACCGTGGTCGTCCACCTGGGCCGTCTCGGTTTTGCTGCGGCCTGAGCAGATGACGTGAGCAGGTGAGCGAAGCAGCTTGTCAACGAATGCCCGCCATCGCGGAGTGATAACCGAGAAGGCCGACCACGTGTTGCCGCGAAACTGAGCCTTGGCAACATCCTCAAGCAGCTCCAAGCAGCCGCCCGGCCCGCTCCAGCAGTGCGTCACGCTGTCCACGATGATGACTTCGTAGCCAGCATCCTCCGCCGCCGTGATCGCCTCGATGTACCTTTCAGGCGTAAACGGAGGCTTGAGGTCAATCACGTCGAAGTCGTGCAGATGGTCATAGAGATCGCTGGAGCCTTCCTCCGTGTCGATCACGACGCACCGCCCGCCGAGCCCCCTGGCGATTTGAAGAGCGCCCCACGTCTTGCCGCTGCCGCTCGGGCCGGTAAGCAAGAGCCGCAGCTTTGTGGCACTGCGGCGAGCCCTTCTGATCTGAACCATGCCGATGTCCTTTCGTTTTCGTTGTGAAACTGCCCGTTTCGCATCCTGCTAGCGGGCTCCTTGGTTGCGTCCTTGCTCTGCCGTCTCCGACGGCCTCCTTCTCCGTTCCGGTTCCACCAAAACGGAGTCCTTTCCGGTTTTGTTTCACACCACCTCAATCTCGTCAGGCAGCAGCTTCAGCCGCCCCTCGGGCGTATCCACGAGCCAGACCACGCCGAGGTGCCGATCCTCAGAGCGATGTGCGATCGTGCCCGTCTGGTAGCCGCCGCCGAATGCCTTCGGCACTCGCACCGTGCGGCCCAGCCGCAACGTCAGGTCAGGGCTCACGGTCTGCTCGGGCAGGCCGGCAATGGCGGCAAGGTATTCGTTGTGATGCGGGTCAGTGGCCTTCATGGCGATTCCTTTCGTGTGGGTGCGGTACTGTAAATCCGTTCAGAGAAGCGTCAAGGGGGCAGATCGGCAAAATGAGGGGACTGGAAACTGCGTTCACCAACCGGACCAACCGTGCCATAGCGTCGGCGTTAGAACTGGTCACTTAAGCAACGCGCCGGCCACCGCAGCCAGTACCTCGAGCACGTCATGGATCGCACGGGCAGCCGGCGTGTCGCAGCCCAGCTCCTGCCCAATCCGAATCAGCACCAGAGCCTGCATTGCGTTGGTCCACTTGGCGTTCACTGGCTTGTCTCCATCAACGGGCGGGATGCTAACTGCGGCGTTAGAACGCTGTCAAGGGGAGATTTCGGCACGTCGAGCCAGAATCTTGAGGCCGCAAATCAGTTGGCCTTGAATCCGCCCTTGGGGCGGCCGGTGGTCCGCTTCGCCTTGGCGAGCTTGGCCACCTCGTCAGCGTCAAACACAAGTGCGGTTGGGGCGGCCCAGTAGCGGGTCAGCCCGCCTTTCTTCGGGCCGAGAATGCCCAACTGCCGCACACGCCCCATGGACACGCCAAGCACCTTGGCGGCCTCAGCCGTGGAAATCAGCTTCTTGCCCTCGGGCAGCACCATCACCATGCCCCGCAATCTAACGCTGGCGCTAGGGCAGTCAACCGGATTTCCGGCAGAAACGGCCCGCCAGCCCCTGCCTTGGCATCCTACGGAGCGGCCCCATAGGATGGCGTCAAGGTCATTCGTTCCAGCGGAGGGCACTTCCATCCAACGGTTGTACACGTGTACACTAGCGCACCAAAAGGAGGGCTGGGAAATGAGGATACGGGAACTGTTGATTCAGCGTTACGCGCCATTGCGTGGGCTATCCGATCGCTCGGTGGCCATCTTCGGGGACACCATCGACCGGCTCAAGGAGTTTCTGCAGCGGGAGCCCGTCATTGCTGATTTCACCGATCTGACGATGGCTCAGTACCTCCGCTGGCGTGCTACGAGGCGATATAGAGGCCGTCCGGTGGCACCGGCCACGATTGCCAAGGACCGGGCCCACTTGGTCGCTCTGGCCAATCTGGCGGCCCGCAAGCGGTTGATCCCTGAGTTTGTGGATTTCCCCAAGCTGCGGGTGCCCATCAAGCCGCCACGTGGGTACACGGTGGACGAGGTGTCCGCCATCATCCGCCAGGGCAAGACACGGCGTGGTTCCGTGGGGCCTGTGCCGGCAGCGTGGTTTTGGATGACGTTGCCGTGGTGCGCCTGGGAAAGCGGGGAACGCATCGGGAGCCTGTTGCGGCTCCGCTGGGCCGAGGTGGATCTCGAGCGGCAGGTGGTCACACTGCTAGGCGAGCACCGCAAAGACCACGTCACGACGATTGAGCGTTCGATCACCGCCGACCTGGCGAAGCGGCTGGCCCCGCAGCAGCGGGCCCCAACGGAACTCGTGTGGCCGTGGCTAGAGCACCGATTGGAAAACTCGATCTACACGTCATTGCGGAAGTTGTGCGAATCCGCAGGGGTCACGCCCCGAGGATTCCACGCCATTCGCAAGGCGTCGGGCTCATACGTGAAAGCCGCAGGCGGTGATGCCACCGAGCACCTTGGCCACGCCAGCCCGAGAACCACGCAGAAACACTACCTCGACACACGGATCGTGGGCAGGCAATCCGCCCTCGACTACCTGCCGCCACTGGATCTCGGCGGCGGGCCGGGCAAGCCAAGGTAGGCGAGCCCGAGCACGTGGGGAGCGGCCGGCGGGGAAAGGATGAAAACCCGCAAGCCTGCTCAACCCACGGCCCGGCTCAATCGTGCGGCTGCCGCCAGTACGGTTCCTCGTGCCGTCTCGCCCGCTCCACGGCGAGCACGCTTTTGATCCTCGCCAACTCACGCAGCAGCCGCATGACGTGGCCAGCCAGCGTGCCGCTGGTGCCGGCGTCCCAACAGGCTGAGAACCGGCGTGCGTCCTGCTCGCACTTGGTCAGGTACTCGTCTGTGAGCGGCGGCACATCGTCGTTCAGCCGGTGGATGTAGGCGGTGCCCATGCGGCTCACGGCGTCCGCTCTCGCCGCAGGAACACCAGCGCGATCATCGCCCACATGGCGGCGTCTTTCAGAGCGTTCTCGTAGTCAACGGGCTGGCCGTTGGCGAAGCGCTGCATCCGCACCACGCAATCGCTCAGGTCGCACAGGGCCCGCCGCCAAGGCTCAACGCCGCACAGGGCCGACGCCTCGACGTTGGCAAAGGCGGAATCCTCGTGGCCGTACTGCCTGGTTTTGAGCACGTGCAGGTCGAGAATCTCACGGTGCAGGGAACGCCATTCCTCGGCACCCTTGGGAAGCCCGTGGCATTCACGCAGCAACGAGTCGCCCCGCAGACGCTGGCCCTCGCAGCACGATTCCGGTGCAGGCTCGGGGTCGCCCTGGTCGAGCTTGTAGCCGATCATCTTTGGGTCATCGGCAGCCGTGCCTGCCATCCGTGTGGCTACTGCCCGCCGCAGCCCTTCGTTCGCTTGCTCGAGTGCCGTTGTCATGCCGTTCCTTTCAGTCGTGGTTCACTGACGTGCATTGCCCGCAGACCACCGTCGTGGGCGTAGAGGAAAGTCTGCATGCACTGTCTAGCGCCAACGAATCCGTGCACGCTGTGCCAATCGTCTGGTGGGCACAACGCTGGTGCTGTACGCACGATCACGCCGTCGAGCGTCTCGATCGGCCGCTGCCACTCGGCGGCCTCACTGTGGAAGTGACCGGTGTGCCACTCACGGTACGGGCACGCCGCCCAATCCTGTGCAGCCTCAAGGGCCATGATCTGTGGCAGTCGCCGCTTCGCCTTATGGCCGTGGACGAAACCCAGCAGGTTGCCGCCGTGGCGGAAGTATTGGCGGCCGGCGTACTCGCCCGACACGTTGACGGCTGACGAGCCACGGAACCGCTCGGCAGCGATCCGCTGAAACGCCCACGTCAGCGTTTCGTCATGGTTGCCGTTGACGATCAGCACGTCGGTGGGCACCGCCTCGGCTGACCGCTCGATGATGCCAAGCAGGCTATCGGCACCCACCTGAATCATCTTCTGGAGCCGGCCGTCACGCTCGAGCGGCGTACCGCTCGTGGTCGTGCCGCTCGGCGTGTCATAGTGAAACAGGTCGCCAATGAACGCCACCAGCCTGCGTGCGGGCTTCTGAGCGTCGCCCACCTCGAGCAGCTCGTCACCGGCCTGCCGCACCATTTGCTCGGCCAGGCCGAGGTCATAGTCATTCCCGCCGGTGGTCTTGCTCCACGCATACTTGCCGAAGTGCGTGTCAGCCACCACGAGTACCTGCAGCATCCCGCCCCGTTGCCGCTTGCTGGCCTTGATCGCCGGCCTACTGATCTCCCGCTTGGCGGCGTCAATCATGGCCTGCACCACTTCCTGGGTGGCGGCCCCGCCCTTGGGCTTCAGTCGCACCCACACCCGGTGCAGTTCCGTGACTGTGACATTGCCGTCACCGTCGCTGGTGCCCACTTCCCACTTGGTCGCTTCACTGGCGGCAACCTCATAGCGGGTCAGGTCGGCCTCAATGTGCCGCAGCAGATCGTCAACCGTCTTGATCTGCCGTGACGTGCTGCGGGCCTCGAGCACGTCGCCGTCACGCTTCTGCGTCACCTGCTCGGTGGTGGCGTCAGGCTTGCCGGCGGCGGCATCGGCAAGGCGTTGGCGGCTGGCGGCCTCGGCCACCTGCTCGCTCAATCGTTTCTTTGTAGCCACTCGCCCATCCTCCGAGCGTCGCAGACTTCCCAGCCACGCTCTTGGCACCGGGCCACGAGCAGCTTTCCGATGGTCATCGGCTTGAGCTTGGCCCCGTACTCGCCGGCCTGCCACCGACGCCGAACCTCAAGCAGCTCTGTCATGGCCTCTTGAGGCAGGTAGTCAAACCACTTCTTGCGGCGCGTCACCTCGGGCACGGCCTGCAGGATCTCGTCGGCAAGGCTCATCACTCCTCCTTCTGCCGCAGCTCGTAGAGCATGGCCAGCACACGCCGCTGCACCTTGGCCGCCTCGGTGATGGCCTCTTCGGAAATGTTGGGCCCGAGGGCCGCATGCAGCACCTCGTGCAGCAGCGTCTCAACACGAGTCCACCCACGCAGCCTGTCATCTATCAGCATGCGTGGCCGCTTGGCGTTGTCGAAGAACGTCCACCCTGCGGCGTCGCCCTTTAGCGGCGTGAACCGCAATAGCCACCGCTTGCCATCTATCGTGATGTGATGGTCGTCTGGCACGGGCCGCATCCTTTCGCCCGTGAGTGTGGACAACCTGTCAACCAATCCCGATGCGGCGGCCCAATGCGTTGAGCTTCTCGGCCCGCTTGCCGCACCCGCACGGGCGGCCGATGGCCTTGCTGACACGCTCCTCGGTGATACCGATGGCTGAGAGCCCGGCTTTGACCATGTCGCCCAGGCCGTAATCACGCAGTTTCACGACTTCCGCAGCGTCTGGCCGTGTCGGCCGCCATCCAGTTTGAAACGCTAGTTCGTCGGCACTCAGCGGCTCGGGGCAGTCAATGCCAAGGTGCCGGCAGATTGCCTCTACTAGCGGTCGCTTTGCAGCGTTGTACGGAGACAGCGTGGGGTGGTGCATCGTGCTCTTATCAAGATGCAGAAACTCGCCACCCAACAGCACCTCACACTGTCCTTGCTCGGCCAGTTGGCGAACGTCCTCAGGCCACCATTGAGGCATTGTCTTCGCAGTCGCTCGAGGTGCCTGAATGCGAGGGATAAACGGCTTGAACAGGCCCGGCCATGCAATGAAGGTAGATCCTATCCCCACGTAGCCAACAACCCTGGCGGCCGGCAGTGGCGGCAACACGAAAGGCCGCATCGGTATGCAATCGTCGTGCAGGTACAGATTGGTGCTGTCCACGCCTGCGCGCCGCACAGCCTCGGCCCACGCCTGCACGCCAACGACCTGGCCCTCCACGATCTCGTGGACGTTTTGCCATTGTCGCCGCAAGCCACCAGGCTGCACGACCACCACGAGCCTGTAGCCCTGTGGTGCCGTTACTGCCAAAGCCGAGGCCAGCAGCTGAACAAGGTCGGGCCTGCCCCACGTCGTGGTGTAGATCGTCAGCACGGTGCCTCCGCGATCGTCCACGTGATTGAGCCGCAGTCGCATCCCGCGCACAGGGCCGGGTCGGCCAAGTCCAGTGTGTATTCGCCAATGATGCTGCACCCCTCATCGCAGCGGAAATCAATGCGCTTAAAAAAACTAACCGTCGTAGGGCACGGCGGCACTGCGTTCAAAAACGCCAGCGTTGCCGACAGCGTCACGATGCCAGTGCCTTCATCGCACACAATGGATGCCGCCAAACGGCCGACACCGCCATTGGTTGTGTTGAAAAAATACCCGGTGCCGCTAACAGTGTCGGCCCCGATGCCGTCTTCGTACTCAATGGTGGAGCAATACTCATCAAAGTCAGGGCATAGGCACACAGCACACCACGCAGGCTGATCGCATGGTGTCGCAACAGTGCCTCCAGCAGTCACAGTTGCCGAGCCAGCCGAAGCGCCGTACAGCAGCGGATACGTGTCTGGCAAGTTGCTGCAGTCAGCAAGCACTTCGTCGGCACGCCACACCGCATACACCTGCGGATAGGACCGCGTGTCTTGCAGAATCACCTCTGGCTTCTGCCCAGCGCCGCGCAAGGCCATCGTCACGACGAGATCGCCATCCAATCCAAGGTCGCACACGGTCTTTGCGTATTGGCAATCCAACGGCCCACCGAGCAATGTGTAGTTGCTGCCGCCATTGGCGAGCGTGGCCGTAAGTTTTCCGAAGTTGTCGCTGCCCACCGTGCTGTTGACGGACAGCGTGATGGAAGCTCCTGAGCCGCCGCTTGGCGGCAGCTGCACGATCGTGGCGGTAGGAGCGGCAACCAGCGGAGGCAGCGCGATGTTTTCCCGATAGAATTGCCCGCCACTGCTAACTGTCACCGCATCCGGCACGCCTGAGTCGTGCCAATACACGCCGCCAGACAGCACGTCCACCGATTCAATAACCCCGTTTTCGCCAGCTTTGGCAACGGCAACAGCAACGTATTCTTGTTGGTCGAGAATGCCGGCGGAAAACGTCAGCCGCGTGCGGCGAGAATACCCGCCACCGCCATCTAAAACCGACACTGCAGACACCCGCCACAACGGTGGCGTCTGGCTGAATTGCTCAACTGCCACAGCAAACGTGGCAGTGCCGCCGGCCGCTGCACTGAGCGTCGGGGCCTGGCGTACCGTGCTCAGCACGATGTCGGCAACAACACCAACCTTGTCATTGCCTGTAGCCCCAGTGATTTGCACCTGCTGGCCGTTGGTATAGCCAGTGCCGCCGGAAACAGTCAGGCTGGCGATAGTCCAATACGGACGGCCGCACGCATCTGACTGCTCGAGCAGCGTCGGCGTGAACGTCGCATTGCCGCCGAAAGTCAGCGACGGTTGCTCTCGCCCTAGCACGGCGTATCCGCTGCCAGCATTTGCAAGAGTGATCTGTCGAATGGGCCCAGGTTGGCCGTCATAGTCTGCGGCGACGGTTTCCTCACCGCATGTCTGCTGTGCTCCTATAGCATCAATCTCAACGCATGCTCCAGAACCAAAGCACGACTCCACCAACACCGTCACCAGTTTCTTGGGATTGACGGCTGGCAGCACCAGCGGCTCGCTATTTAGCTCGGAATGATTTAGGCACGTCCATTCCCAGGCCAAGTAGCCGTCGCCGGCTTCGTCAATCGTTAGCCCAGTAATCTGGCCGAACGTGGCGGACGTTGGGTCATCGTCAACGGTGGCAATAATCTCTGCATCCGAGCCGCCTCCGCATGGCGTCACGGTCACGTCGGAGACACAAGGTGGCTCTGCAGGATCTTCCTTGTAGATGATGCCTTGTTCTGTGACGTTTACGCTGAGAGGTTGCGATCCAGGGGAAAAGTATTCGCCGGCTTGCGTAATCGTCACCGATGCGATCGGCCCGCCACTGCCCGGAAAACAATCGCTTCCACCATCAATGACGAGTGCAGTGATTCCGCCAGAGCCATTCACGGACGATACGTCAGCTCGCACTGCCAGCGACAAATCAAAATCTTGCCAGTAGAAAGAATCGCCAACGGTGTATCCGGCCCCGGCGTTATTGATCGTGACGCTTGAGGCACACCACTGATTGCCAGACTGCGTCCAGTTCAACGTCAGGCTGGCACCAGTGCCCGTGGTAGTTTCAAACGTCAACGGCACGCTAGGGGCAGATTCGGTGACGGTCACTGTGGCAACGGCAGCTACCTGCTCCGTGTGTGGCGTCGAGAACGCGACGCTAGCGCCCTGTGCATAGTTAGACCCGCCAGACACGACGGTGACGGCAGACACGCCCCACGTTTCTGGCGTCCCGCCGTTAGAAGTCACTGCCACCGACAGCACTGCATTAGAGCCACCGGCTACCGTTGCCGTCACCGTGGGCACTGCATTACCTGTCACGAGCGTGGCGACGGGCTTTGTCACGACCGTGCCATTGACCGAGATCGTCAGTTGCTCAAGACCCGTGTACCCGGTGCCGCCAGACACAGCCACGGAAGTAAGTTTCCAAAACTTGCAGCCGCAGGCGTCGGTATCTTGCGTGAGCGTCGGGGTAAACGTCGCTCCGTTTCCGCTGCCGGAAATTGCTAGGCTGGGCTGAATGCGGCCGAGCACGGCGTATCCGCAGCCGCCATCAATCAACAGAACGCCGGTCAGCGGCCCACGGTCTTCCGAATCGTATCCGCCTGGCGAAATTGCGACAGCTGCGGCACCCGTTCCGAAACAACTGGAGAACGTCAACGCACAGTGCTGTGTGTGCGTTTTGTTTTCCAATCCAGTAAACGTGACGGTAACGGCATACGGCAGCGTGCCGCACACGCAGCCACAATTGCAGCACGTCGTACATCCAGGCAAAAGCATGTTACGAGCATTGCGCTGAGACGAGAAACCACGCTGTGCCCTCACGGGAGATGGCACAGTCTCGCGTGCCACACTCAACCGAAATGTTGGCGAATAGGTTATTGACCACAACTGTGTTGGGCGAGTTGGTCTGGTACTTGAAAGTTACCACCTTGGTGGAGCTTGTTGACCAAGAGCCAGAAAACGTGCCGATGCGAAATGTCGGCGCGTCGCTGGCGATTGCCTGCCAGCCCCACCCGTTGTTGGCAAGTGCTACCCAGCGATTCGTATGGCCCGGCGAGTCAAATGACAAAAACTGGTTGTAAGCCACGACCGTCAGGGCGGATTGCACGCTACCCACGTCGCCAGTGTGCACAAGCACCACAGCGGTGGTAGCGCTGGACCAGGCATTGGTCTGCTGCACCTTACCGATCAGCAGCCGCACGCCAGGAGCAGCACCGTTGTCATCGGTGCCACCAAGGCGCACTTTCGTTGGGTCGCGCTCTACAAGACGGACAGCACGGCCAATCCGCTTAGCGTCATTTTCGGTAAAGCCAAACGGCATTTGTCACTCTGAGAAAACGACATATCGCAACGGAAGTGCCGTGCCATAAGACTTGGCACCCAACGTGATCATGGAGCGTAGTGGGGCCAATGCCGGCTGCCCACGTCGCAGGTGAACAAACTCGTGCAGATTGGTCCCGTCGTAGGCACCCAGGGCGATGTACGCGGTGCCGGCCGTTGCCGTAGACAGATTGCGAAACGCGGCGAATCCAGCCGTAGCTACGTCGCCCAGCGTCAGGGTTTCCACCGCCGTCCCGATCTGCACAATGCCTCCAGCCGAGCCCTGCACTGATTGATTGAACTGGGCACCGGCAACCGAAAACGATTCGTCTGCATTGCCGTTCTTAACTCGCACGGCAACGGACACATTGACTTCATTGGCCATGACGTTCTCCTAGATTCCGCAGTCCGCAAATACCTGGGACATTTCAATGGTTTTGTATGGGTACAGCTCGAGCGTCACGGGAGCGGTTGGCTTTTCGTCGCCAGTCGGATTGGCATTGATAGGCTGGGCTTGGCCTGCACCGTTGAGCGGCACCGGCTTGCTGACAGGATTTCCAGCCTGGTCAAGAATCGCCCGCCGCTTGCCGTCAACAATCTCGTTAAAGCCGGCGTCAAAATATTTGATTTGCCAGCCGCCGGGGTTGTAGAGGAACTCGACGGAAACGCTCCACACGTTGTTTTTCTGATCGTACTCTGCGTTCCAGCCGGCCATGCGGACGGTGTAAATATCGCCGCCAAGAAACGCATTGAAATTGCAACGGTTTGTGTAGCGTTGCAATTCAGAAAACACAGGGTTCACAACCTGCGTGTTCGTGTATGTCAGCTTGATGATCGATGATTCTTCCTCGAGCCCATCGACTGGATCGCCAGCTGAGTTCTGTGCGCCATTGCCTTCGCCGTCTTCGTTGACAGGCGGCACTGTCGGCCAGCCCACGGCCGGCTTGGTGATTTGCTGATTGGTGACGGTGATACGCTGCCACGTTTGTTGGTCTGTATCCTGTGGCTTGTCCTGCTGCTGCTCTTCGCCCTTGGCGTCATACCGCACCGTCATCACAACGGCGCGTTCGTTGTCCTTGTAGTAGGCCAGCCGTCGGCTGGTGACGTAGAGCGTCACGCCTTTGACGATGGCTTGATCGTTAATCTGCGGCAACTTGGCGTTGCCTAGGTTCGTCCACGTCGTCTCATCGTCCAGCACGTCGTTGAACGCGGGATCTTTTGTATCGCTGATGATGAGCAGGTCTTGCGACGCGGACAACTGCCGCGTCTGCTTGTCACCTTTTGACTCGGTGATCTCAAGAGATCGCAAAACGCGAGCGTCAATGAGTGCCATGGCTACACCGCAATTGTTGCAACGCCGAGACTGCCGACGCCGGCAAGCTCATTCGCTAAGTCCTCGACGCCATCTGCCGTCCGCTCGCTGGCATCGGCAGTACGCTCCGCGTTTTTGTCGCCTTCAAGACGCGGATCAAATCCGCGCATAATGCTGTTGGCAAACTCCTCGCCAGCAGATGTGCCAACCACCATGGCATTGAGCGATTCGCTGCTGGCTCGCACGGCTGCTGCGATGTTGTCGCCGGCGGCGACGCCAGCTGTAGCGCCAGCCTGTTCCATCTGCGCCTGCACTCGCGCAAACTCTCGGTCGAATGCCGCATAGGGATTCGACATGTTCTCAACGCCGGCTGCGAAATTATCGGCCGCCGCTTGCCCCCAAATGGCTGCCTCTTGCCCTGCTGACGAAGACAGTGAGGCGGCACTCTGTTGTGCGTCACGCAGGCTCTGGGCCAGGCCAACATCGAACCCAGGAAGAGACTCCGCGGCGCTGGCCATTGCATTGAGCATCCGCTCAATCGCCCATGTCACACCTTCGAAGGCTTTGAGTGCGCCTTGCACAAATGTCCCGACTACTGCAGACAGCACTTGAAACACCCCATACAGTGCCGTCACGCCAGCGGTGGTGTGCCGCAACGCACCCACGAAAGCCATGGCCAGCGTGTATGCCACGGTCCAGCCTTTAGTGTTCTCCGCAAAAAACGCCACGATGAGGTTGGACACCGTCGTGACTGCTGGAGCCAACTCAGCCAGGAACTGATTGATGAATCCCTGAAACACCATGGACAGGCGGCCCATGGCATCGTTCATCATTTCAATGCCTTTGACCTGGCTATCTGTGAGGTTGAGCCCCAACTGCTGACGCAGTCGCGCGACCTCGGCCACGGCACCGCTTGAGGCATCAGCAATTAGACCCATACCAGTCGCGCCAGACCGGCCAAATATTGCCATGGCTGCGGCCGTTCGCTCTGCAGCCGTTGGCAACGCCATGATGCGTTGAGAAATCAGCGTGAACTGATCTTCGGGAGCCAGGTTCTGTAGATCGGCAAATGATAATCCGATTGATTTGAAAGCGTTTTGCGCCGCCTTGCTGCCAGATCCCAACTGGCCTAGCTTGCGACTCATGATTGTCAGCATGCCAGACATCTGTTGCACGCTGACGCCGGCCTCATCTGCAACCTGCGACAGATTTTGAAACGTCGTCATCGACATGCCGAGGCGACGCGCTGTCTTGCCGGCCTCGTCAAGCTCTCTGGCAGAGCTCCCGATTTTTGAAAACACCGCCACAAGGGACGTGATGATTAACAGTGGGCCAAGCAGCGTCTTGATGGCCATGCCCAAAACTTTGACACCAATGGCCGCCATGCTGGCTCCACGGCCAAGCCCGACAAATCCAGCCAGGGCACTGGTGAGCGAACCACCTAGCCCTTGGGCTTGCGCACCGAACCCACGCAATTGCTTTCCAGCGCGTGACAGCCCAGCAGTCAACCCGCCAGTGCTAGCGGTTACCGAGACGTTGACGCGGCCAAAGTTCTTTGCCATGCGTCACCTCCGCGCCGATTGGAGGATTTGCCACATCTCGTTCTGCGTTTGCTCGCGTTTTTCAACAGGCATGAAATCGTAAGGCGTCATCGCCTTCTTGCCCTTCGGCCGGTGTGCGTTGAATTGCTGAGCCATGAGCACTGCATCCCGTAACCACTCGTCGCCCCACGGCATTAGCCGAAACGCCGCCATCCACCCGTACAGCTGATCCACGCTCATTGATTCAGCCAATCCGCCTGGATCTTCGACGTTCCAAATTCCGAGTTGCAAAGCCAGCCGGTACAAAAACAACAGCACCGGCCGGCTTTCTAGTTTTTTACGGTGTCCTCCAGTGCGTTCGTGCCAATGCCGTTAAGAGCAAACCCTGCATCGACGATTGCCTGGACAATGTCCGTGTCCAGCTCGCCAATCCAATCGGCGTCAGCGTCCTCAAACATCCGCGTGCCGTCTTCGTTGACGCACACGAGAGCCACAAACCGAGCGCGGATGTTGGTCAGATTGACGCCGCCCACACGGCCGCCGGTGACCATTTGCTCGAACTGGTCGCGGTCCTTCGCCGTCATCTTGGCGACGTAGACCGTCCCCAGTTCCGCTACCTCAACGGCGACACGGGGCCGCACGCCCCGCCTGGCCTTGATCTGCTCACGGGTGAGAGCCACAGTCCGCGCCTCCTGTCGCTACTAAATGCTAATGCTGCCGCTCAGCTTGATTGTGAGCGTGCCAGTCATCATGTCATCCTTGGGTGCCGATGCCTCAAAACCGCTGGCAAAACCGTAGGCGCTCCAAAGGGCTGTAGAAGTGCCGCCGTTGGCAAAGATGATGTTCACCACTTGAGCAGTGCTCACGTTCGTCAACAGGTTGACGGGGTTAAGGGCCGGATCGTGGTGAATTTCGAGCGTAAGCTCGCCCGGATCGTAGTATTCACTGGCTAGGAACTGCTTTCCGCCAGTGGTGAGCAGGTGCGACGCATCAACAACGTCGCGGGAAACGCCGCCCAGCGATACTTGGTTGACCTTGTAGCACGTGGCCGCGTTGCCAACGATGCTGCCGAACGTGACGTAGGTGCCCTGTCCAATGTCGTTCGCCATGGTCTGAGCCTCCCTGCTCAGGGTTCAATGTAAGTAACGTCTACTGACAAGTCCGTGCGGTATACCGGCAGCTGCTCGCCGCTCGGAGACGGTTCGATCTGGTCATCGTCGCTGCGGACCACGGCCAGACGGATGGTGTCCGTCCGTTTGTATTGTAGAGCGGCCTTCACGGCTCGCGCGAGGTTTCGCACGTCAAGGAGCGTGCTAGAGATGCACGAAAACGTGTACGTTGCCCGGATCATGCCACCAGCGCCGAGCATGTGCGTGAACGGGTCTTTCAGTTGCGTCTCACGGGCAAACACAATGCACGGGAACGCCGTGCCCTGCGGGGCCTGCACCTGATAGATGCGGCTCCCGGCCTGCATCGCCACGGCAGCGTCCTGCGTCAGCAGCTGCAAGAGAGACTCGTCTATGTGTGTGATTGATGGCATCAGGATTTCCCGGCGGCACGCTGGGCCCGTCGAGCGGCTTCGTCAATGGCTCGAGGTAACGCCCGGCCTAGTTCCTGCACCAGTGCGTCCCGAATGCTTGGCAGCGTCCGCTCGGCCCAAGCACCAAAATTGCCGCTGCCCGCGAATCCGTTGACCTGACGAAAAAAGATGGCGCTGCCGCCGGAATCGCCAATTAACGCCACCTTGCCCATGAGGTATGGATACCGCCGGGCACGCTCATACGGAACCTTGAGATTTGCTGCAGACTTTGCAGTCCGGGTCTTGACTCCGTTCTCGATCCACCAGGCGTGATACCCAGACCGCGTGCCGTTAGCGCCGCCCGCGTCTCCCCGGCGAAAACCGAGCACCGCCGTCTGTGTACGGCCACGCACCTTCGCCTCAGTCACGACGCCGACTGACCTACGCAAGTTTCCGGTCGGCCCGCGATTGACCAGCGACTTGACCTCAGCCACATAGGGCTTGGTCACCTTGTTCACAGATGCGCGCAGGTACTTCTTTTGCACGCCAGGCGGCAATGCCGCCAAGCCTGCCAGCACGCCCTCTATTCCAGTAACTTGCAGGCCCATCTGCACGGCCATCAGTCCACGACCTCCGTGACCAGCAGCTCGTGCTCTTCGCGCCGACCGCGCTCCACTACCGACCCAATTTCAAACGTGCGGCCTTGGCTAACTAGCCGCATCTTGGGCTTGAGCCCTGGCGTGTACCGCATGCGGACCCGGTGCGTGACCGTGCCCTCATTCTGCATGCTGGCGACGCGCTCGGACCCCGACAACGGCAGAACGGCAATCCACCGCGTAGCGAACGTAGACCACGTCAGCGTCGGCTCTCCGATGGCGTTGGTGCCTTCGATTGGAGTTTCTAGCGTGGCCAACGAATCCATTTCGCCAGACCGCAACATGGCTCACGCTCCATAAATGACAAGCGTGTAACTGGCCGTGCCGGAATAGGCTGAAACATTGAAGCCTGACGTGCCTGCATTGCGGCTGTCGCAGATTGACACCCGATTGCCGCCAGAGATTGCCAGCCCAGATCCAACAGCCTCAGAGCACACGGCGGCAGCTGATGATGCAAACGCAAACCGCGACACCGTCGCAAACGACACGACAGCCCCACCAGAGCCGATAAACGCAGACGGGGAAACAGCCACGGCAACGGCCGCCGTGCCACACGTTCCGCTTACGATAGCCACCTTGCCGGTAGCGTATGTGTCGGTGCTCGCAAGGCTTAGCCTTTTTAATGATTGCGATCCCGTGGCAGACGTTGAGTCCGTGAAGCCAACATCAACGGCAAACCGACCTTCAATGTTTGTGCTCATGCGTACTGCTTCCACTTAAGAGGCTCGAGCAGGGCCGGCACGCCAAGCGGCACGTTCTGACCGACGCTACCGACGGCCTCACGATTGGCGTACCAGTGACCCACTAGCATCTTGATGGCATGCTTTGCCGGCGTCGGCACGTTTGCAGCACCACCGTAGCCGGCCAAGTACGTGATCTGCACGCTCTTGTCATCAATGCGGACGCTGGGCCACGTCTCGAGGTAATTCGGAAACACTAGCGCCGGCACGTGGTCGCGGTCTAAACGGAACTGCTGCGTTCCAGACTGCGACCACGTCAAAGTTTGCGTGGTGCCACTTGTGTCCACATAGGAAATAGTCACCGTGGCGTTCGCGGCAGTCGCGTTCAGCCGCACCGGCGGGCGCGGGAGCTCGATGCGGCTTCCGAAAAAGTCATCGAACGCCACGGTGTACGTTTTGTCGGCAAACGTGCGGTCACAGTAGTCTTCGCACCATGCCGTAGCCGCATCCACAAGCCCGCCAATGTATGTGTCATCATCGGTGAAATCGACGACCCGCAGGTGCTCTTTGGCATCCGCAACACTGACGGGCCGATCGCCGCTGCCGCTTGGCGTGGTCACCACAAGACTGCGGTATCGGCTTGAAACTGTGCCTCGATCAAACAGCGTCACGATTGCTTCCTCCGACGCCTCGGTGCTTTTGCCACCGGGGCAATCGCTTGCTCTACGTCTACGTCAGGCGCAATCGCCAGCTCAAGTTGCGGCCGATTGACACGCTCAGCCTTTCCAAACAACTCGAGCGTGCGCGCCTGGCCGCGAGTCACTGACACAAACTGGCCAACGCGATACGCTTGGTGCGGACGCTTAAACCGCACCTGCACCATTTCATAGGTTGCCGTCATTTCCACACTCCTTCAGGTGGCCTGCCGCCGCGTTCCCAAAAATCACCTGGGTGCTGCATGGCGGCTTTCATCGACCCGTCTGGCCACTTGAACCACACCTCGGCATGCCCGATGCACACCCGCGTACACACACCACAACGCAACTCAGAGTCCTCGGCTACTTGCCAGAAATGAATATCGTCATCAACGCGGGCTGGCCCCCACCGACCTTCTTCATCTGGCTTGCCGAGAAACCACGGGTGAGGCATTCGCTTCAATGCCTCTGCCCTAATCATCGTGAATCCAAAGTGGGCGGTGTGGGCTTTGACGATGTTGTGCAAGACGAAATGATCTCGAGGCGCTTCAGCCAAACGGTTCCCGTCACCGCCAGACATGGTGAATAGCGGCTCGTCTGCACGCCGCTTCATCTGCAGGGCAGCCACCACGTCGTAGTCACTGGCCGTGGCATACGTCAGCATCCGAGGCACAGCATCGGCCTCAAAAATCGTGTCGTAGTCCAGGGTAAGAATCCACAACGGCGGGGCCTTGGGATCTGTGTCGAGTTCGACCATGTCGGTCAAAACTCGCTCTAGGCACTGACCCCAAAAGGCACCCTCAAGCCGCACAGGCGAAATGCCGTAGGGGATCAAGCCCCTCGGCCAGCAGAACATGTGATCCTGCCAGCCCAGCCTGGGCACGGACATCGCGCACATCACGCGAACCGGCCCGGACCCAGTGTCCAGAACGGCGGGCGCTAGGCCCGCCACGGGTGACGCCGCGCCCACGGCATCCTCCTTGGTTGAGGTTGTCGTCAATCAATCGTCAATCAGCCGAGCACAACACGGTTGGTGACGTTGGCATCAGTTGCCGACGAAATGCCCTTTTCAGCCTTGCTGAGCCGAGCAGCAACCACAATCGTGTTGTTGGTCGCATTCGACGTGGCACTAGACGAAGGCGTGACCGACACCTGCAGGTATCGCCGCAGCGACTTTGTCGAGATGTCGAACCGCGTCACGTTGACGGTCGCCGTGTTGCCAACGCCAGCGAGCGTGTAATCGGTGCCCTGCACAAGCCCGGTGATGGCCGCATACGAGCCATCGGTGTCGCTGTGAAGCACCGACACAACGCTAGGGGCCGCCGTGTGAGCAATGGAGCGATACCCCACATCGATGCTGACGTTGTCATAGCCAAGGCAGTCGATGGCAACGGTATGCGTTCCGGCAGACGCCACACCAGCAGCGGCCGACAGGCTCAAGACGCTCCGCGTGTTCTGAACGACGTTCATGTTTCGCAGTCTCCTAGGAAGTCGAGGTTTAGAGCGTGAGAGCCACAACCGGGCCAGCCGCCGAGGCAGTGCCGATGTCACTGGTCACGACATCGAAGCGGCACATGGCCTGGAAGTAGGTCTGATCGAACTCGATGTAGCGATCCGTGCTGGCACGCACCTGAATCGCCTGCCGGACGCCGTAGTGCGTCGAAAGCCGCATGTCACCAAAGAGCGCCACGACGTTGCCGCCGCTGATGCTCGTTCGCATGCTGTTGTTAAACCGCACCGGGTAGCCCATGAACCGAGCCTCGCTCATGCCGTTGGCGAGCTCGGCCGCCGTGACGCCGCCGGCCGACAGGCCGAGCGACAGCATTGCGGTGCTATACACCTGCGGCGTGACATACCACGCAGCGGTCGGACGGGCATAGCTGGGCAGCTTGCCGATCGTCTCGGAAAAATCGTCGATCGTGATGGCCGACACAGAGCTCTCGCCCGAGTCGTTCACGCCAGCCAGCGTGGGCGACGTGTTCTCAAAGAGCCACTGGATGCCGCGAATGCCACCGTGGGTACTGGTGCCGTCACCAGCGAAGCCGGCATCGTCGATCTTGCGGCTGAGAGCCAGGGCAAACTCCTGGGCAACCAGCGACGCGAGATCAACCACCGAATCCTCAATCAGCGAGTTGGGAACGCGGGTGCCAACGCGGCAGTCCTTGGTAGACAGCAGGACGTTGTCCGTGCCCATGTCGGATGCGGTCGTTTCGCTGTTGTCATTCACAAAGTACGCGGTGTTGCCACTCGTCCGACGCGGCACGTACAGCGTGTTGCTGGACATGGGAACCACGTTGGCCTGCTGCGGGATGGCCGAGTAATCATCGACCAGGCGGATCACCGTGGCCGCGAAGGACTCAGGGATAAACACGCCGCCCTTGTTGTTGTCGTTGCTCGACAGCGCGCGAGCCTCGACGTTGCGCTCGTACCACGCCCGGTCTTCAGACCGACCGAGCAGAAAGCCGCGAATCCACCGGCCGCAAATTTCAGCTTCGTCAGACGACCCAAAGACCTTGTAGCGGTCATATCGGGCGGCCTTCTTGGCCGCCGGGGCCTCGGGAGCCTCAACCGCCGTGGGCTTGGCCGTGGCGGCCACCTTGCTGCGAAGGCTGGCAATCTTCTCGGCAATGGCCGACTCTTGCGCAAGACGCTGCTCAAGATCGGCCGCCTCGGCGGTCAGCTTCTCGACCTCCGCGACCTGCTCGGCGGTGCGGTCCTCGACCTTCGAAAGTTCATCGAGAATGGCGGCAACGGCCGCGGCACGATCCTGAAGCTTGGTGAGCGAGGTGGCCATCCGTGGCACTCCGTGGTTGACGGTGACAATCCGTGTCTGCCGTCACACTACTAGGAGATGGCCCGCTTACCCCTCAGGTTGTTTGTACGATACAAAAGACCGACGCCAGACCTGATCGGCTGGAACCAGCGTCTTGGTGCGATACTCGCACGCACAGCACTCGAGATACCGCACCTGGCGATCGTGGCCAAGTTGGTGGCTAGAGCGAGTTCGCAACCGCGCCGCTTTGCACTTCGGGCACGTGCTACCGGCGTTGACCACGCGCAAAACTCCTGAGACGAGCGGACTTGAGCCGCATGGACGCCCCCGCGATGTCGGGACCGACAACGTGTGGCGTCGCCTCAGGTGTACCTTGGCCAGCAAGCCAAGCCTGGAACGAACGCATGGCCACAGAGACAGACGTGCTCGGGTAGGCCGGCTGGACCACCGGCCCGAGTTCGTAGATCGTGGCGGCGCGAATCTCGCGGATCGCCCTGCCGTTTTCGTCGGTCGTAAATCCCTCGCCGCCCTTGTCCACGCTGAACGTGAACGAAGCGCCCTTCACGTCGCGACGTTGGACGAGCTCCATGATGTCGGCGCGGCTGGCCGGCGGCGTCACCTCGAAGCCAACGCCCTTCTCGTCAGACCACACCTTAAGCGTGCCCGAGGACTCACGACCCAGCAGGATGTCTGGGTTGTGGTTGTAGTAGCTCACAAGGTCCGTGCGTCCACGCTGGCGGTTAAGCACGCCGTCAAACGCCCCAGGCAGGATACGTTCCCGAAAACCTCCGAGATCAACGCTCAGGCGGTTATAGACCACGGCGTATCCCTTGATGACAGCACGGCCGTCGGCACGATCTTCGACCACCAAGCCGCCGTCATCGTCAGCAAACTCCCAATCACGACGCTCAATGTCCATGGTCATGCTCCTGTCTGATTCCCGGTCAACCGTCATTTGGGTCATCCTCACTGTCGCCAAGTACGTCCTCACTGGTTCCAGCAGCAACCTCGGGCACGTCCTCAACTGCGTCGCCGGGCGTGTCCTCAACCTCGCCGGGTGAGTCGCTAGCCACCGCTGGCATTGGCCCGAGGTTCTCTTTACGGCGAACTTCCTCGGGCGTCATCCACTGATTGCGAATAGCAATTTCATAGGCTTGGTAGCGGGTGGTAATGTCGCTGCGAAGGAGCCCCTCAACAAGAAACTCTGCAAACAGCGAATCGTCATCCACGAGAATGTCACGCTCAATCGCACCTTCAATGCGACGCAGCCACGGCTGGATGGTGAACTTCTCAAAGCTCACCATTTCGCTGGACAGGTTCCCCCACGTCGCCCGCCCCAATTCCTGCACCATGTGCGGCGGCATCCGCCAGAATCGGCATACGGCGAGCAACGCCTGCAGCCAGAGTTCAGCCAACTGTGACTCTTGATTGGTGGCCGAAACGGTATCAACCTTGAGTCCGTTGGAAAGCACCGCCACCTCGCCGGCTTTTGACGGCCCACGGTGGCGATTGTTCCACTGATCCCGCAGCTGCTCGCGAACCTCGCGCGGCAACGCCTGGTCTGTGTGCAGCACCACGCCGGGCTGAGCGTTGTTCTTGTAGAAGGTGCTGGCGTACTGCTCCAGCGAGCGAGCCAATGAAATGGCGTCCTTGCCAAGTTCAGTCGGCATGGCAGGGGTCATGCCGTCAAATGACAGCCATGTGACTCGCATGATTTGATTGTCTTGGTAGATGATCTGCCGGCCGGTATTGGGCTCGCGGTAGATGTATGTCAGCCGCTTGTCAGTTTCCTGCTCCAGCCGCATGTTGCCTGGGTCAAGCGGATGGAGCTCCTCAATAAAACCTCGAGCACCACGAACCTTGAGCTGATACGAGGCACCAAAAAATCCCATGTGCAGGCACATCTGCTCAACCCACTCGTAGCGGGTCTGCCACGCATTAGGTCGCTTTGACAGCACGCGATAGAGCGGATGGTCGATGGCACGCTCATTGCTGTGCTCGTCAATCTTGCGGTACAGATGCAACGGCAGGCTGGCTACCGTCTCTGCCACAATGCGAGCGCATGCCATCCACACGCCGGTTTTCATGGCAAGCTCTGGCGTGACTCGCTCGCCACCAGCGTTCGCTAGCGACACCAGATCGTCCCAACGGCTCGTGCGTTCCTCAAGCCAGCGGATTTCAGGCACGGCGGTTTGTGTGCTCATGACTCACCAGAAAGAAATTTCGGGCATGCTAGCCGGGGCTTGTTGTTCGCCCATGTGAATGCCACACGCCATTGCCAAAGCAACCGCCGAGTCGATTCGCTCCGTGCTCTTGGCCTTGGACAGCTTGACATTACCGGCCGGGTCCATCTGCACAGCGGCGTTGCTTAACTGCCACCCTAGCAAACGATTTCCCCCTAATCGCAGTTTTCCATCGACGATGCGAGCCTCTAGCGCCTTGGTCGGGCTGCTCATGGACGCGAAGCCCTGGCCGAACATCACGACCGGCAGTCCCTCGCCGGCAAGCTCTTGAGCCAGCATCGTGGCGTTCCACCGGTCGATACCAAGCCCACGGCACCTGTGCTTCTCGCAGAACGCCAAGATGTCGCGCTTAATGACGCCGTAGTCGGTGCTGCGGCCGTCCGTAATCGTCAACCACCCGTCCCGCTGCCACTGCGAGTACGGCACCCGGTCCTCCCGCTCGCGCTTGTCGGCGTTCTCGCCCGGAATCCAGGCGTGTGCGTACACGTCCACGTGCCCGTCATTGGCCGGAAACCACGCCACGAAGGCCGTCGTGTCGAACGTGGATGCCAAGTCGAGCCCGGCCCAGAAGTCACGGCCCTCGAGCGGCTCGGGTGGCCCGGCCATGCACTGCTCGATCTGATCCGGTCGCACCCACCTCACCTCGGTGGTGGTCGGCACGTTCAGCCGATACCGCAGGAACGACGAGAGCTTCGTGGCAGAGTTCTCCGCTTCGCGGCAGTCCGCCGCGAACGACTCTTCGCTGATCGTCTCGCCCAGGCTCGGGTTCGCCTTGTGCCAGACCTTCGGGCTCTTCCAATCGTCTTCCCGATCAGCAGCGTAGATACAGCCGAAGAACGACGGGTCAAACGTCGGGTCGGCGATGCACCGCTCGGCGTAGTCGTGCTGCTCCCACCAGAGGTGCGTTTTGTTGAACTCGCCGGCCGTCGTGATCGACAGCACCAGCGGCTGCCGCCGGGCCGCGCCGCCGTACCGCAGGGCATCCCATAGCCGGCGGTCGCCACGCTGGGCGTGCAGCTCGTCGAACAGCAGGCAGTGGATGTTCAGTTGCGACTGGCTTGTGCCCCCCGAGCCGAAGCCCGAGGGGCACAAGCCAGTCCCTCGGCTCTGAATGCGTCAGCACTCAGCACCCGATAGAACGAGTTGCTCGCCCGGTGAATGATCGTCTTCCGACTATCCACCACCTCGAGCACCTTGCTCAGAGCCGGCGACGATCGGACCATTGACGCCGCTTCGCGGTAGATGATGCCGGCCTGCTCGCGGTCGCTGGCCGCACCGTAGATCTCGGCACCTTGCTCGCCATCGGCCAGCAGGACGTAGAGGCTGATCCCGGCGAGTAGCGTGCTCTTGCCGTTCTTCTTCGGAATCTCGACATACGCTTGGCGGTACTGCCGCGTGCCGTCTGGCTTGCAGCGGCCGAAGATTTCTCCAAGCACATGCTTCTGCCACGGCAACAGCAGGAAAGGCTGCCCGGCCTGGCCACCCTTTGAGTGCTTCAGCACCGTCTCGAAGAACGAGTAGACGCGCTTGACCTTGCCCTGGTCGAGCCCGTCACCCGTGGGTGGTGAAGAACGCTTCGAGCTCGTCTTTTTGGACTTCTGCCTTTGTGGCAAGTTTCGTCCTCGATGACGGGGTCAGCCCAAACTCAGACAGTAGCGAAGCCTTCTGTGAGACGAGCGACCGATACAGCGGCCCAGCTGGGTTTGGCTTCACGCCGCCTAGGTCGGTGTGCATCACCGCACCGCCGGCCCGCAGCTGCAGTAGGCAAGCCTGCTCTGCAGAGTGAACCTCGCACAGCGTGGCCAGCGCCTCGCCATCACCCAGCGTCAAGACTCCCATGCTGGTCAAGATGCCGGCCAGCTCCTGCCACTTGTCAACGGCGATCTGGTCAACCTTCAATCTCTCAGGCATCGGCGGCACGCCGGCCGGAAGGGACGGCTCCCGCTTGGCCGGTCCTTTTTGTGTTCCCTCAAGAATCTTGAGGGCGGTTGGCTTGGGTCGGCGGCCAGCTTTAGCCATCGGCTCGGCTCCTTAGCGGCACAAATAGCGTGCCAAATCCTATGAGAAAAACCCCGGCGATTTCGATGCCGCGCACGCGCGGTGCCCCGTACGCGGTTTATATGTTTTCGCCAAAAGTTTTCGCATTTTTGGCCGCGTTGGCAGCCCTCCATCCTTCATGCTTTGAGTGACACGACACGCATAGCGTGCGTAGGTTCTTCACCTCGTCGCTGCCGCCCTTGGCCTTGGGCACGATGTGGTCAACGTGTGCCCGCTTGCCATGGACCACAGCCCCACACATCTGGCACTGGTAGTTGTCCCGCAGTAGCACCTCACGCCTCGCCGCCTTCCACCCTTGCGAGCAGTAGCCACGCTGGTGTGCGTTGGGCCTGGCCACGTCCGGTGCTCGAGCCCGTGGGCGTCGATTGATCCAAGGCGGCCGGAACGTGGGTATGCGGTCGGGCATCAGCCCTTTGCCATGACCGTGGCCGTGACGCCATTGGCTGCGGTGTTGTTCAGTTGCAACTTGATGAACGGGGCCGCAAACACCTCGTCGGGCAACGTGTAGCCAGCGGCCGAGGCACCTGAGATGGTCACCTTGACCGCCGTTCCAGCCTTGTCCTTTAACGCCCGGAATGGCCCGGCAGAATCCGAGGCAACCCAGACGGCCAGCTCGGTGGCGTTGGTGTTGTGCGTGCCAAGCGTCACAATGCCGCCAGCCATGTCGGACAGCACGATCGTGCTGCTATCAGAAGTGGCAGCGTTGAGCGTTATGTCAAACGATTTGTTTTTGCGACGAATCTTCGACTCAGACATGACAAGCTCCTAAAAGATGGCTCGGAATGATTCCGATGCGTGGCCTTTGTTTAGGCTACACGCTCGCGGCACACGAAATGCTGGGTTTCGCTTCCAACAATGACTTCTCGCCTAGCTAGTTCTAGGTCTGCATCCACCATCATTGTGACCAGTTGGTGGAATGTGGTGCGTGGTTGCCATCCTAAGGATCGGCGGGCGTTCTCAGCATATCCCAACAACACATCAACTTCCGTGGGCCGGTAGTACCGCTGATCGACTTCTACATGGTCACGGTAATCAAGGCCGACGTGATTGAATGCCAATTCGCAGAACTTCCGCACGGTGTGCGTTTCGCCTGTAGCGATGACAAAATCCGGCGGCGTTCCGATTGGGTGTTGCAACATAAGCCACATGGCTTCAACGTAATCGCCTGCAAATCCCCAATCACGCGATGCGTCAAGGTTGCCAAGGTGCAGCTTTGACTGTAGGCCGCATTTGATTCGTCCTACGGCCCGCGTGATTTTGCGCGTCACAAACGTCTCGCCGCGCCTTGGGCTTTCGTGATTGAAGAGAATGCCGCACCTGGCAAAAAGCCCGTAGGCTTCGCGGTAGTTGACCGTGATGTGATGAGCAAACGCTTTTGCGCACGCATACGGAGAACGTGGCTGAAAGGGAGACTCCTCTCGCAACACCTGCGGCGTGGTTAGCGGGAATTGTGGATCTGCCAGCAATCCACCGAACATTTCAGAACTAGACGCTTGATAAAACTTGGCGTGCGGTGCGTGGTCCCGTATGGCCTCGAGCATTCGCAAGCATCCGATCGCGGTGGCGTCTGCTGTGTACACGGCCTGGTCAAACGAAACACGAACATGCGACTGGGCCGCTAGGTTGTAGACCTCATCTGGCTGTACGTTTCGCACGATCCGGCTGATTGCGGTGCCATCGCATACGTCGCCGTGATGCAGGTGAAGCCGATCAAACTCGTGGTCAATGCGGCCGGTGTTGAACGAACTTGCGCGACGAACAACGCCATGCACTTCGTAGCCCTTGGCCAACAAAAACTCGGCCAGATAGGAGCCGTCTTGGCCTGTAATTCCTGTGATGAGGGCTTTTTTCATGCACTCTCTCGCGGCGGTACTGGCTGGGGGCTTCCTAGCGTGTACAGCCCATTGAAGCGTGGGTGGCTACTTGCAGGGTTGTCACGGCAACTCTGGTGGCGGCAGAAGGGCCAACGCCTCGGAAATGGGCAGCACCTCGATCTCGTTGAACCGGCCAGCGTCAAGGTGGGAGAACGGTTCCGCGAGAAACCCGCCGACGCACTCGGTGAGGATGTCGGCGGTCAACATGTACCGGCCGTCGGTTAGCGGCACCGGTGCCGGGACGTGCGTGGGGTTGCCGTGGTCTGCCTGCACTTCGGCAAGTCGCAGCGCGAGCGCTGGGCCGAAGGCCAGGGCATGGCTGACGCCCCATTGATACGTGACCGGTAGCGTAACGTCGGCAAGCGTCATGACGCGGCGACTCCAATGGCGGTGATGAGCGTGGACACGCGCGATTCCAGCGTGGCAAGCGTCAGGGCCGAGCCAAACGAATAGAAGGCAATCCGACCATCACCGCGCGCCGCAGTCGTGCCTCCGACTGCGAGCACTTGCAGCGTGTTGCTGCTCGGTGCTACCGATGTTTCGGTCAGCGTTGCCGTGGCTCCGTTTGTTCGCACCGTGAATGAGGCCGAAGCAGATCGCGCCATCCCCTTGAACCCCGTGGCCGGAGTTCCAGAGACGCCAGACCCGCCAGACACGCGACACCGGCACAGTTCTGAGTTGCCGCCGGTGTGGTATTGGGACATCTCCGTCATGCTCGTCGCGCCAGCCGAGCGAGCGCCAAAATAAAACGCGAACAAGGTGCTGTTGAGCGCGCTGGCCCAGACGCATCCGTGGAAATCGTTCTGTCCGTCGGCGTTGTCGGCCCTGTTGCTGCTGATGAACTTCGTTGAGCCGTTGCCCTTCAGTCCAGGCGTTGCGCCACCTCGGCTGTAGTCGCCGCTGACGAACGGGCCGTTATTGGTGGGCGCAGACCCCACCAATGGTTTCAGCGCACCGTCCAGCGTGCGAGCACCGCACAGGATGCAGCAGGCCTTGATGGCGGACCAGATGTCATCCGCCTTGCAGCCAACGACGAAGTCGTTGATGGCACTGGCAACGGCCGTCTCTAACGCTTGGCCGTCTGCCGCTTCGACCGCCGCGATGTATGCGGCCGCATCAGAGTCATAGGACGGCCCCGCAGCCACCGCAGTTTTTGGTCTGAGCAGCTTGTGATCGAACGGCATGGCTACTTGTCTCCAACTGCCTTGACGGTGCGTGTCTCGCCGGTTTGTAACGCATAGAGCAACTTCGTCTGCTCTGTAATTGCCTGGCTAATCTCACGCTGCGTCTCACCGAGTTGCTTCACGAACGCCCGGTGCTCCTCCACGAGCGGAAGCAAAACGTCGTTTCGCAGCACCCAACCGGCCGCTAACGCCACGAGCACTGGGAAACCCCACCGCTCCAGAATGTTGCCGGCGGTCGCCGCTACTTCTTCTCGCGTCACGGCTGCGTCTCCCGTGACCACGCCTCGAGGTCCGCACGATTGAAATGGTTGTCGAGCCACCTCTGCACGAGCCACTGGATCAGCGCCGAGGCGACGGCCGATAGCAAGAAGACCCATATAAAGCCGTACTCCTGCTGCGTGGCTCCGGTCATCGTCTGGTGGCCGTGGCGTACCTGCTCGAGCAGTTGCCGGGCATAAACCTGCCGCTGCTCGTCTGTGCGGCAGGCGCTCACGTAGTCGGGGCACCAGTTGTAGGTGGCGACCCGCAGCAGCTCGTTGAACGTGTGGCGGCCGGCGACACGCTTGCGGATGGGCGGCATGGCATCCCATGCGGCCTGCTCAAACTCGGCGTAGGTCATCGGAGGGCACAGCTCCCGGTGGTACAGGGGGCCACGAGCACGCTTTTGATCTTCTTGCCGGTGCCCCGGCAGTCTGGGCACGTGATCCGGATGCCAGCGTTGTCACCGAGTACGCCACGCCCTTCACATCGCTGGCACTGGTCACTGGCCGGCGTGGGCGTGGGCCGGATTTGCTGCCGCATCTGCACCACCTGGCGGGCGGCCTCGCAGGCGAGATCCGCCGTCATGCCGTCATCCTGAGGCAGGGTGGCGATGCACCCCGCAAACGTCATGGCAAAGACAACAAGCCAGCGGTTCACAGCGCACCCCCGGTCCAGTTGGGCAACTCACGGGGCTCAAAGCCGTCGTAGCCAGAGAGGGCGAATGAATCCTCGCCGGCGAGCATGGACGTGCAGGTGTCGGCGTCCACCCAGCCGGAAGACCGCTGGAACGGCTCAGGCAGCGACGCATCAACGCTGCCGTCATAGCAATTGCCCCACGAGTTCACGCACAGCAGGGCCGGGCGTGGCTTCCAACGCACGCCGGCAAACATCATGCAGTGAGCCCATGTGCCCATGGGCGTGAGGTAGCCATCACGCAGCGTCATGGAGAACCCACGCATGGAGCACACCGCCACGGGGTAGCCACTCTGCAGGGCCTTGGCGGCGTCCTCAAACGACGTGACGAGTGCCACGCTGCTCACCTTGTGCTCGGCGGCGAACGGCTCGAGCTCGTCAGGCACGCCGTCCCGGCCCCACGCCTTCTCACGTGTGCCGCCTTGATCCTTGAACGTCTGGCCGGCGTAGTCCTGGCCGACGTGCAACGTGCCGTACTTGGTCACGGCCTTGGCGCAGGCACCGCCATACGAACCGTCGCCGCCGAGGTTGCGTTGCCCACGCACCTCAACCCGGCTGAACCCGTAGATGGACGCAGCCAGCACCTGACCGCCCCACGTCTCGGCTTCACCACGCAGGTGGATGTCGCAGGCCGCGAGCATGTCGCAGGCCAAACCGAATCCCCACCCGCAGCAGCTCCCGATCTGCTGGCTACCACGCTTCCACGTCGGGTCACACGCGAGCAGGTACTGCCCGAGGAAAACGTCTTTCGACGTGTCAAGCGTAAGGTCAGGCCCGGCCTGGGCCAGCATCGGCCGAGGCAGTGACGAGAGAAAGGCCGCCGTGCCTGCCGGGTTGGGCTGATAGCCCATCAGTGGGACAAAGTCGCCGGCCATGCGTCACCCTGCGTTGAGGCCCGCCCATGCAATCGCACGGCACAGCTCGGCATATCGCTCACGCAGATCCTTGGTGACGGGCACCTCGGCCGTGCCGAGCACCTGAGCGAACGCCGCTTCTACAGCCTCACGCAGCCCCTTGTGCTCGCCGGGCTTGTGGCCGCCGATGCGACGCCAGCCGATCTCGAGGGCCAGCACCGTGAACGCCCGCAGGGACTTGGTATCGGTGAACACCACTTCCGTGCTCACCACGTCGCCGGCGGCCACCAGGGCAGCCTTGGTCCAGAGTTGGGCCCATAGCACACGGTCGCCCATCGGCATGGCCCGCATGGCGGCGGCGATTGGCTGAACGGTCGATTGCATCGCTTCACTCGGCGTCTCAACGGTGACGGTGGCGGCTGGGGCCGTGAACGTGGGCAGGGGCACCTTGCCCCATGCCGCACCGATCAGGAGCCCGGCGGCGGCGACTCGTGCAATCCCTTGCTTACGGGCCTTGGCGGCTTCGTAGGCGGCACGAGCAAGGCTGATGCCCGCTTGTGCGGCGAGCGACCAGTACGGAGCGCCAACCAAAGCCACCGCAGCAACGAGGGCAGCGGTGCGAAACAGTGCATCGGTGGTCACGCCTTGAGTCCCTGCGCCTTCTCGATCACCCACCGCACCAGGGCTTCTCCTTCCGGCGTCTTAAGCACGGCGGCGAGCTGCTTTACCAACTCGTCATCAAGCCCGGCGTCGGTCTTGCTGGCCAGCCATTCGCAGCACTCGGCCACCACGAGCGACTTGGCATAGGGGTCTGCCGTGCCGATGAACTTCTGCCCGAACGTGAGCAAGGGGGCCCATGCCTGAATCAGCATGAGCTTGCGCCAGATGGTGAGACTGTCGCCGTATTGGCGAATCTCAGTGGCCGTCATTTGAAACGCTGGCATGGTTTTCGTCCTCCGTGACGTGATGCAACCTCTGCTGTACCTGCTGTCGCTGTGCGAAATAGATATGGCGTGCCCTGGGATCTCGACCGGCACACGGTTGCCGCGTCGATCGTAAGAGAATCCAGCCATACCGCCCTCCGTGGCGGACACTTTCACTTTACGCTGTGACCACATCGGTCACAGAGGTTTCCGCCAGCACCACGCGATCCAGCATCGCCATCTTGTTGGCAATGCCGACGGTCCAATTGGCGTGCCACGCCAAGCATGTCTTTGGGACCGCAAAAGGCTCACGGTTCCACGGTCGCGGTATGTGCAGGTTGACGGTTGACCAATTGCAGAACAGTTCTTTTGGCAACACGCTCGGTGTAATCGGAAGCCGCCCACGGCGCTCGTCGCACTGTGCCCGCAGCAAGTGAATCACTTCTTGATCTGGGTAATCCCACGCTTGGGACAAGTCAGCTATCAATTCCCAAAATCGCTGCACGGCCGGGGTGCACTTAAACAGCATGATTCCCGCACACCACTGCACGCGGTCATCGGAGAACGCGACGCTGTCGTGCTCGAGCTCGTGCGATGCAGACTCACACCACGCCGCAAGCCCAGGCATCAGCGCAACATCGGCGTCAACGTACAGCGTGGTGATTCCATCGGTTGGCAAACCCATCAGCGTCCGAAGCTTGTCCAACATGCAGGCATTCCAGCCGTCGCTTTTGAAATCCCCGGTAGGACACGTTTGCCCGTACTGCACAAACCGCCTGTCATCAAAACCCCACGCACGCTGCATGACAAACCGCTCGCACATGGCCTTGTGCGTGTCGGTGTAATACGACACAAGCCTCAGCATTGGTGGTGCGCCCTCAGTGCTTTTGTCGTGGAATTGCTCACTTCCACCCAATCGTCTACACGCGGACCAGGCACTGACTCAATCCAATGGCGGTTAAGGTGGTGCTCAGCGTGCCACGCCGCGTCGGGCACGTGAGCACCACCTTCCGCGCCAATGTTTTGTATCCGCGCAAGCAAAGGGCGAACCTCTGTGCGGTCGCGTCGCGTCAGCTTGTCGATCACTGTGTCCCATGACACCTGCTTATCATCCGAGGGCCATGTGTCTCGCACGCTATCCCACCGGTCGCGCCACGTCGCCCAGCCCCACGGCGTAAACCAGGCTTCGCGGATCACGGCATTGCGGTATCCAATCTCTGCAAGTGGCGTTCGCTGATATCCGCACACGGAGAACACGCTTTCGTCACGCTCATATGTGTCCAGAGCCCAATCTGCAAACAAAAGAAAATCTCGGCCAGGTACGGTGTCATCCTCTAACGCAATGACCCGGTCGTGATGGTCAAAACCGCTTGCCAAAGCTGCGTATGTGTTGACGTTGCAGCCCACCCTGGTCTGTCCGACCATTGCCCACGCCTTGATGCCCGGCAGCTGCGTGAACTGAGTGGCCACGTCAATCACTTCTTGATTGACAGGCTCGCACAAGAGCGCGACCGGAAACGAATCAATGCCGTCGCACATAGCCAGCGCGCCAAGCACTTTTCGCGTGTACGCAGGCCGATTGCACAACGTAATCACGACGCACGTGTTTTTTTTACGGTTGGTCATGCGTCGAGACGCTCTCATAGATTGTGTGTGGCTGGCCCCGCCATCGCAGCTTCCGCTCGGTATCGCTCCAGTTTGTTTGCTGGGCCAAACACCTGAGGCGAATGATTGCTGGACTTGGTGCGTCGCTGTCATCGTGTGCCCCGTATCGCTTGGGTAGCCCTAGAATCATCCGCCACTTGGCAAGCGACTGAAACGAGTACCCCAGTTCATCTGCAATTTCGGACAGCCGTTTGCGTGGCGTTGCTTTCCACATTGCCGCGAATTTTCGTTGTGTGTTGATGTCCATGATTACGGCACGTGGCACCACCACGAAGGACTCGGCTCGTGCGTAATGCCACATGGCCCGTTGACCAGGGAACACAATGCGGATCTGACGCGAAACGGCGGCTTGTCGTAATAGTCGTGCCCTGCAATGACGCCGCCGGATTGCACTTTAGGAAGCCACGCAATGAAGTCGCGGCGAAAGCCGTCAAACGAATGGTCGCCATCGAGGTACACAAACGCCAGCGATTTGTCGGCAAACGTGGCCGCAGCGGCAACGCTGTCCATCCTTAGCACGCTAACCCGGCCAGGATGCTTGGCCGCTACCGCCATCGATTGTTGAAACCGCTGTTCGTGCTCTTCATTTGGCCCGTTCATTACGTCGTCGTAGCCGTCCACGTGGCACCAGCGATCGACCATGACGTAATTGCCGTGCCACAAAGGCAAAAACGCATCTGCGTAATCGCCTTCGGCAACGCCGACTTCAACGGCTGTCCCATTAAGGCCGAGCGACTGCAGATACAACGGAAACATCTTGCGATGCACTGGTTTAATCACGAGATCCGCACGGTAGTCCGTGCCTCCATGCCGTACACCTTGCTCACCACCAACCGCTGCACCTGGGCGTCATCGTCCCACGCCACGCCATTGAGAGCGTCCAGAACGGCCTTGGCGCAGTTGTCGAGATCCGGCCTTGGCGTGGCAGGGGCATCCTTTGCCAGCCCACGCTTCCGCAGGTGCGACTTTGGCCGGCTAAAGACCAAGTCAATCACCACCTCGACGGGCTCGCCGTGCACGCCGGCACCGGCGTCACGGGCCGCAGCGGCGATGGCCTTGCGGTAGGCGTGTACCGCATGGCCCTTAGGCACGTATGCCCGCGCGAAGCCACCACGAGTCGAGACGCGGGGGCGGGGCTGCGGCACGGGGTTGCCTGACACTGAGAACGCAATCGCCATGCGGCGATCATGCGGGCGGTGTCAAACGTTCTGCGGCGAGCGTGTTATCTGGTTCCGCATAATCACTGGTTCGCCTACTACTTGCCAGCCAAAATGTACGCTGCCGCCTGACGCCCGACGTGTTCCGTGTAGGCCGGCGGAAATCCTTCCTTGAGCTCTTCCCAGCCAATGTCGCGCTCAACGCCCATAGCCTCGCGGCCTTCCTCAACCGTTGCCGCCGTCGATCCGCCTACGACGAGCTTCCCGGTTTTCTTGCACACGCCTTTGCATGTGTCGCCCATGACGTGGTAGACGCCAACGGGCTTTCCTTGCTCCTTGTGCCTGCACCCGCTGCCCACCAGCGGAAACGACGCGAGGAATAGCCTGTGCCTTCGCACCTTGAGCCCGTAGGCCGAACCACACTCGATCACGGCATCGTCCATCCCTGGAGCCCCCACTACGTTCTCGACCACCCACGGCACGCCGCATTTCCGCAGCAACGCAAGGCATGGAGTCAGCAAGTCGCCGTGTCGGCTTGTGCCACCCTGAGCCACCCGAAGGTGCTTCGCTCGCGTGTGGGCCTGGCACGGCGGCGAGGCGTGAATCAAGTCGAACCCGCTCACGAAGTCACGATCTCGCAGGACGCCGAGAGCATTACCCCAAACGAAGTCGTATGGGTAGGAAGCCCGTATCACGATGTCCACCCCTGTCGGCTCAAAGCCGGCAGCAGCGTAACCGTCAGCCGCCATTCCGGCCCCGCAGAACAAGTCCAGCACCCTCAAGCGTGACGTAGGCGAACCACGCGATGGAGCAGACGGCTCGCGTTGTCCTGCGGTGTGGTCAGTCATGGGTTCGCCGCTGCTCATCTTTGGCGTTCCACCTACTAGTCACCAACTAATTTCATGGTTCTTAGTATTTGACGCATGCCATTCACTTCGCAGCGATGTAGAGTCCAATATTGGCAAACGCATACCCAAGGTAGGCAATTGCTAAGCCAGCCTTGCCGTGCCACGCCAAGTCACACGCCACCCACAGATAGATCATGCCAGTGATGGCAATGAGAATCGGTGACATTAGGCAGGCATCCCCAGGCCAAGTTCTTTGATCCGCCGCTGCACGTAGGGGCTCAGGGCCAGCGAATCCGCTGAGGCTGCGTCTTCCTCGGGCGTGACGCCTGGCTCAACTGGCTTTCGCTGTCCCATGCGGCGTGGCAATCGCATCTCTCTGGCCAACTCAGTGACCGTGGCTGACGAGCAGCCCAAGGCAATGCCAATCTGAATCATGGTCAGGTCTTTCTGCCACAGCTTGAGCAACGTGGCGCGGTCGCACGTGAACTTGCGTTGCCCAAGCCGCAGGCCGTGAGCGGATAGCACGCTGGACACAGAACGCTCACAGCATCCCACAACCTTGGCGATCTCAGGGACAGACCGCCCAGCCTTTCGCATGGTCACAATCGAGTCATGGTCAATCCACTTCGGCATGGCACATCCTTGTGCGTTAATGGGTGAGAGAGCCAACCGGGCGGGCACCAGCGCCGGCCCGGCTGGCAACGGGAACGTCAGTCTGCGGCCAGAGGCATCACGACGCACCGGCAGTCCTGTGCACGCAGCACCACCGCCGATTTGCCGTCTTCCGCCTCCACCTCGATCGTCTCGGCCTCGTCAAACGAGCCGCAGCCAAGCCACTCGGTGACGAATCGTGGATCGAGCGACACCGTGCAGCCGTGCCCGGCCTGCACCACGTCACACGTCACGCTGGCTTCGCCGTACTCGGCCGAGCGGCTCGTCAGGTGCAGCCCTTCATCCGTGAAGGCGAACACCACGCCCTTGCTCTGCTCGCTCGTGCAGATCGCCGCCTGACGGCAGGCGTGCAGCAACGAGCCCACCACCACGAGCGATGCCTGCACCGTGCGGCTGGGCTCAACGTCCTGCCACCGTGGGAAGCGGCCCTGCACGAGCAGCACCCGCACCGTGGCGTTGTCCACCGTGGCCAGCAGCTCGGTCGCCGTGGCGGCGAGCTGCACCACCTCGGCGTGCCGGGCCAGCCGGCACAGCACGTCCACCGCCCGCCGGGGCACGATCACGCTCGTGTCATCGGTGGCCTGGTCAACCTCAACCTCGGCCACGCACATGCGGCGGCCGTCCGTGCCCACGAACGACAGCATGCCAGCCTTCCATTGCACGAGCACGCCACCCAAGGCGTAGCGGCTGGACTCGGCATCGGTGGCGAATCGCACCGACTGCATGAGCGTGGCAAACTGGTCAGCCGGCAGCCGGGCGATGGGCTTGGCGTCTACCTCGCCACCAACGGGGAACTCGGCCGCATCCTCGACCGGCAGGCGATAGGTCACACGCCCGCCCGTCACAACGCACGCCGAGCCGTCCTGCGTCAGCGTCACGGCGTCGCCGTCGCTCAGCTCATTGACGATGGCCGTGAGCCGCTGATGCGGCAGCAGCATGGCCGGGCCGTCATAACACTTAAGCGGGGCCGTGATCCGCATCTCAAGATCCGTGGCGGAAACCGTCTCGCCCGAGAGCAGGACGTTCTGCAGGACGGGCTTCGGGCTGCGGGCCTGCACCGCCGGGGCGACGGCCTGCAACGCCCGCTTCAGGTCAGCCACCGCGACTGACGTGCCACTCGGGGCCTTTGACTTCTTTCGTTCCTTCACTGCTGTAGTCATTGCGAGTCCTTTCGCTGTGAGAGAGCAACACCAACCATCACGCCCAACACGAACGTGCAGGCGAGTACGATTTCACCGATTGAGATGCACACAAAGTCACGGATGCTCACGCCGCACCGCCCTTCTGATTGGGCCCGTAGAGGATGGCGGCGTAGGTCATTGCCTCGGCTTCCCACTGCTCCGCCCGGCTCATGGCTTTGACCTTGTCGATCACGAGCTGCCGGATGGTGTCGGCTGCCCACTCGAGTAGCAGCCGGTCGCCGTCTTCCACGTCGTTGTCCCACGAGCGGCGGGCGAGCATGTCAGCCAACACGCCTGGTGCTGGGGGCGGGGGTGGCACATCACTGCTCATGCGCCACCGCCTTTCGTCACACGCAGCGTGCGAGGGCTGCCGTCAATCCACGTGAGCCGCTTCTTCTTCCGCAGCGGGATCAGGTGGCAGACGGCACCGTTGGTGCTCTTGAATCCAAAGGCCGTGACGAGTTCACGCAGCGTGGGGCTGAACCCGTGCTGCACGATGTAGGCGTCCACCCACGCGAGGATTTCACGCTGGCGGGCGGTCAACGGGGCTTCGGTGGTGGTGGTCATGTGTCCTCTGTGACTTTGAGCGACGTGGCAAGCGCCACGACTTCGGCCGGGCGTCGGTAGGGTGCCGGCTTGGCCCCTGCGAATGCCGCCGCTGTGCGATCCAAGGCCGCCTTGCGGTCCAAGTCCTCGGGCCTGCGGCCCGGCTGACGGTTGGTGCCGCCCTTGTCCTGGCACCGCTGCAGCCAGCCCACGAGAAACCGCCGCCAGTTGCGGCGGCCGGCACGCTGCGGGTTGGCCCTGAGCCAGGCCGTCGCCTTGGCCAGCTCCTGAGCCAGCACGGCACCTGGGTAGGCCGTAGCCCACTCCTGCCGGTCTGCGTCAGTGATGCCCGCCCAGCCGGCTTCAGCCGTCCACGAGATGCCAGCAGGCTTCGCCCGCGAGCGGGCCGGCTTTGCCGGATCGCTCGTGGGAACCGGCGCAGCCGGTATGTATTTATTCTCCTCTTCTCTTCTCTTCTCTGGTGGCGCGTCCGTGGCGCTGCGCGCGCCACGAAAGCGTTCCATGCGTGTTTTCCGCAGGGCCCGCACCTTCGCTGGCTGCCCGTTGTGACGCTCAAAGTTGGCAAACCCGACGCCGGCGGCCGTCACCTCGAGCCAGCCAGCAGCCGCCATGGACGCAGCGAATCCGGTGCAGCCTGCAAACTCGTCCACCCACTCGGCGTCTAGACCAGCGGCGAAGCCGTCAGCCGTGTGTGCGTCGGCCCACGACCACAGCCGGTGCAGCTTGCCAACGACGGCGTCAGCGTCCAGGCCCGTGGCGCGGCGGATGCGGATCACTGCCGGGTCGGCGGCGAGATCGACGCGCATTTTGATCCATTCACCGGCCATTACGGCAGCCCGTCCTTTCCAACCCAGCCCATGCCCGCGTAATCGCCTTCGACATCGTCGGGGGGTGGCAAGATCAAAAGCTCGCGGTTCTTTGGCCGTTTCTTGTCGGTGACAGCGTTCGTGTACCGGATCTCCAGTTCCTGAAACTCAGCCCACGAATAGAGCTCGCGCACCTCTGGGCAGTCGTCGTAGGACAGCCTCCAAACGGCCGGAGTCTCGCGGAGCAGCGACGCCAGTTCAACGTGCTCTTCGTGGCTCATGTTGTGGGCGTACAGTTGCCCGCCTTTGACGTAGTAGGGCGGGTCGAGGTAGACCAGAGACGACGCCGGCACATCCTTCAGCACTTCGCGGAAATGAATGTTTGTGATTCGCACTTCCGGAAAGCGAATCAGCGTCTCCTTCGCGTTGTAAATCGCCTGCTCGATAGAGGCAGGCGTCCAGCGGCATCCAACCGTGTAGGCACCGCCCTGGCTCTTGCCGCCAATCGGGCCGCCTGCCATCGCTCCGAAGCCGCTCACGCTCATGCGGTGTAGGGCGATTTTCCGAAATGCGTCGCGGGCAATGCAGCCAGTTGACGCGCCGTCTGTAGCCTTGAATTCGTAGAACGCCTCTTTGGTCGGCTCAAACTCGCGCACGTATTCCACGAGCTTGCGAGTCTCGTGAAGCACGGAATGCCATACGGCATACATCGCGTAGTCGATGTCGTTGATCCATACCGATATGGAAGTATGGACGTGCTCGAGCAGTTGCAGACCAGCCGCACCGGAGCCAAAAAACGGCTCAACGAACCATGCGTTCGCGGGCGGTTCAAACACGCTGCCGATCATCCACTCTGGCATGAACTGCCGGATCATCGGAGCCAGTTTTGCCTTGGAGCCTGGGTAGCGAATGATCGAAGGCATCACAGCACCTCACCAATCGGTCGAATCTTGAGGAGTTGGCGAACAGGCAGCAGGCTGGACACGTGAATCTCTTTGTTCATCCACTGTCCGCTGGGAGCCCACACTGACGGCAGGCGGTTCAACGCGGCACGACTCACGTAGCCGTCGATGCTCACCGCAGCACCTAGCCCGCTCCACATCGCAAACACAAACCAATCACACTTTTCGACGGGATCTCGAACCATTCGCGTCGGATATGGCTTGCGAGACGTTTTGACCTGCACGCTTCCAGACGGCAGCGGCAAGTCCTTGCCGCCATCACCTCGCTCTTTCAGTGCCAGGTCAACGTCAACGCCGGCCAACTTGCACATCGCAACCTCTCCAACCTTTCCGATAACCAGACCGGCATGCGTCGAATCAACGTCGATGCCGCCAAGCAGTCTCATTGCAGGGACAAGCCCGCCCTTCCACCCGCCAGCGCCGGCGTAGGAACGCAGCCGCGAGCATCGCTTGGCGAACTCGTGGCACATCTCCACTTCAGCCGGCGTGACTTCAACCGGCACGCTTTGCGGTGGCCTTTTTCCTTGGCCCTCGACTTCCATGCTCGGCCTCCTGTGCCGACAAGAAATCCAGCAACGACTGAAGCCGCTGCCTGACGTACTCAAACTGCTGCCGAGTCGTCAGTTGCCCTACGAACTTGGTGACGGCGTTCTTGACCGCCGCGACCATCTCCTCGTGCGGCGGCTGATCGGGCTTCTCAACCGGATCGGCCCGTAGCGAGGAGGCTTGCGCCCTGGTCATGTCGGGCGTGATCTCGCCGGCCTTGATGCCGGCGACAATCTGATCGTCGTCGAGTTTCGTGAGCTCGTAGAGCGTGCCCCACGATTGAGGCAAAGTCTGAACAAATTCAGACTTTGACAGTACCGGATGTCCAGACACCTTCATCAAAATCTCTGCCGTGTTGGCAGAAAACGGAACCGGGTCGGCTACCGCGCTCTCGTGCCCTTTGAACAGCCGCAGGAACTCGCCGTGCTCGCACTTCCCCTT